CTGCTCAAACGCCTGAAGTCCGATGTTCCAGCTTCCATCGTACAGATGGATGTACAGCTGACCCTGCTGAGCCGTCTCGACGACGTTCCCGTTGATCTGTCCGAGCGTTCCGCCGTTCTCCAGGTGGATGTGCAGCTGCGAATTGCCGAAACCCTGGATCCTGAAGAACGGTCTCGTGTCCGAACCTTCGATCGACGCTCCGAAGCCCACGAACACGAAACCGAACGACGAGAAATCGGAGACGTAGCCGGTCGTCCTCGCGCTGAGCAGCTGGAGAGATTCGATCTTCCAGAACGTTCCGGCATTCGCCGTGAACGTCGCGCCCTCCGGCACCTCCAGCGTCGGCAGCTGCCCCATCTTCCCCTTGAGCAGCCAGCCGCTGATGTCCCAGGCACCTGCTGCGACTGCTGCGGACCCGAGCGAGTCGTCCACGATGACGATCTTCTCACCCGGCGATGCTTGCACAGCCGTGTGGAGGTCGCCCCACTTGTCGAACACGACTACTCCGTCCGGAACCCCTCCGGGCTGGAACACGAAGTAGCTCGCTCCCCCTCCTCCTCCACCACTACCCGCTCCGATGTCGGTCACGGAAGCGCCATCGTCGAGCGCGAGCCCGTTCCTCCAGTAGATCTTGTTGCCCATCCGGACGCACAAGATCATCGCCACGTCGCTGCCGGGAACCTGACTCGCCACGACAGGCGTGACGTTGAGATTGCCGGACGGCGAACGCGTCAGCTCAACGTAGACGAGCTGACCGTCGGCGATCGTCAGCGTCGCAGGCTGGACGTTCCACGTGAACCCGGCGATCGGCGAGAGCAGCTTGATCACGCCCAACCAGCTGAGCTGGCTGATCCCGGCGTTCCACGCGATCACTCCGCCGCCCGTGAAGATCACGCTGCGGTCTTCGCGCGACGCATACCCGGACGCATCCATGGCCGCCACGAAGTCCTCGAAGGCGCGGAACCACGGCTGCTGGTTCTCGGCCGGGTACGGCCAAGTCATGCGGGGGCTATTCGGCATCGTGCAGTGCTCCGTGAGTCGCCAACGTCCGGTGAACTTCGGCGAAGATCCTACCGTAGGAAGAGGCGAGCGTCTTCCGAACCAGCTCGACCTGCAACATCTCGATCCAGCCGCGCACCCAGCTCTCGAACGGCCACATGAACCAGTAGTTTGCCGTGGTGAACTGCTTCACCACGTGGTCCTTCTGGTCTTGTCCGATCGCGCCATGCGTCCAGTAGATCGTCGCGAGGCTCATCGCGTACCCTCGCTTCTCGTACTGCATCCGACCCGGCGACGGGATCGGTGCGAGCAGCAAGAGGAAGCTGAGCAGCGCCCACCACCCCGGCCCGAATGCGAGAGCTAGCGGGATCGCGAGCAGCGCGAGCACTGCCCACACCTGCGGCGTGAAGTACCAGAGCCCGAAGACGAACAACCCTCCGGCCGTCGAGTCCTTGTCCTCGACGTGTACCAGCTCGTGCGCGAGCACGCGCCACGGGAACTCCCGCGTCCCCGCCGCCGCGTCGTCGAGCCACTTGCGCGGCACGAACACCTCGCTGCCGATCGTCGTCGCGAAGTCGTCCATGAACTTCGGGTTCCAGAACTGGAACCACGCGAGCACGTGCATCAGCTTGCTCTCGTCCTTGATCTTGACGGCGAAGCCCTTGTAGTTCTTCGTGCCGTACTCGACCAGGGAGCGGTAGATTGCTTCATCGCTTCGCATAGTTGCACCTCACGGCAGGAGCACGAGAACGCTGCTCGTCACGATGAACGCGCCAGGTCCTGCCACGACGTAGCGCTCGCCTCCTGCGAGGATGACCCACACGTCGAAGATGTACCGCCCGTCCGTCAGGTTCGCTGTGTCTGCGGGCACGAAGTAGAACTCGGCCTTCCCCGCCAGCGGCTCGGTGACCGCTGCCTGAGGCGGCACGACAACGACCGCCGAGTCCTTCTGGAGCGTCGGGTTCGTGTCGGTGATCTTGCACTTCACGGTGAGGATGACCCGAGCACCCGTGAGATCGACGATCGCACCAGCTCCATCCACCACGCTCAGCGAGACCGTCTTGGTCGTGCCCTTGACGATCTCGATCGTGTTTTCCCCTTCGAGCATCGAGGCCATCAGCAGTCCTCCAGGGTTCCCACGATCGCAGTGCTGCCAATCGTGCCGGTGAGGCTCGTCGTACTAGCGAGAACACCCTCCACGTCAACCTCTCCGATCGTGCCCGTGATCGCAGCACTCGGAGGCACCACTCCCTCCACTTCGGCGGCCGTGGTGTCCAGAACCCCGAGGATGCACGCCTGCTCTTCCATCACTGCACCACGAACGCCTCGGTGTTGATCGTGGTCGTGCACTTCGTGATCACCTCACTCGGGAGGATGATCAAGTTTCCGCTGCTGTCGTTCTTCGTGTTGTCGGTCGCTGCGCCGCACGGCCGCTGGAAGCCGCTGATCGTGATGTTCGTGAACGCCACGCCGTCCACCGCGAGCACCGCCGTCTCCATGTCGGACACGTAGAGGTTCTCGCCGAAGTCGCGATCTCGCAGCACGCCATCGATCGCGGTGTCCACCGCCGTCTTCACGACCTGCTCCGAGAATCCGCTCCGCACACCCACGCGCACGACGAGAACGACCGGCACGAGGAAGTCCTCGCCGCTCGTCACGATGACCGTCTGAGTGACTTCCTTCCGCTCGTCCAGGAACGCCTGGAGCGATGCGATCAGCCCCGTGCTCGGGCCCGCGTAGAACCCGGCCGCGTTGCGCACGAGGATCGGGACCGTGACGAGGTTCGCCTTGCAGTCGGCGCTCAGGATCAGATCCACGTGCGTGAAGATTGCCTGGCTGAGCGCCGCGACTTCGGCCGTGATGTCCACGATCGCCGCGATGATCGTGTTGTTCTGCGTGGTGATCGCCGTGACCTGCGTCGCGATACTCGTGCGCTGCGTCTCCGCCTGCTGAAGCAGACCCGTGCCCGGGAGCGCGCCCACGCTGTCCGCTTCGGTCTGCGCGTCCGCCACCGCCGAAAGCGCGGTGTTCGACTGCGAGGTGAACGCTGCGGCGTTCGCTCCGATCTGCACGGCTTCGCCGTTGATCAGATCGAACCACGCCTTGAGCGCTGTCTTGTCGCCCGCCGTCAGCTGGCTCGCGCCAGCCGTAGCGATGGCATCGATCGCTGCCTTGCCGCTGATGACGTAGCCCTGGATGTCCGTCGCATCGACAGTCACGAGCCCGGCCGCGTTCTTGATCGCGAGCACTGCGGTGTTGATCTGCGTGAGATCCGTGAGGATCTGCGCCACAGCCGACTCGATGTCGTTGAGCGTCGTCGCCTGCGCGGTAAGCTCCGTGTTCGCAGTCGAGATTGCCGTCGTGATCGCACTGGTAGCTGCGGTCACGGCGGCAACCATCGCATCGACTGCCGTGTCGAGATCCGTCAGCAGCGACTGAAGCTCCAGGTCATCGTCCGCACCACGCGCTGCGATGGCCTTCGCCACGGCAACGCGCCCGAACAGCGGATCTGCGTACGAGCCAGCGAGCGCCGAGTAGTCGCTTGCCACGACAGCGACGCGGCGGCTCTTGAAGACCTGCGGAGCGAACGTCTTGGCGCGGCTGATCGACTCCGGGTCGTCTCCACCGACGGCAGGCTCGGGGTTGTTCACCACGAGGTCGATCGTCTGGAAGAAGACGACGAGAGGACTCACGGTGTCGTCGATCGTGTTCTGCGCTACTTGCCCGGCGCGCCCGCGCGAGGCCACGTACGTGACCTGGATCGAGTTCCCGCTCGGCGGGATGTTGCCCGAGATTCCATCACCGAAGCGAACGGTCGGCGGATCGTCGCTGAAGCCCACCTCGAACTGGTCCGTGGCGCCGAACTCCAGCAGGTCCTTGAACTCCCACGGCGCGCCGTTGACGAGCACCTCGACCGTGCCCTGAACGATGTTCTTCTGGCTCGGGACGCGACGAAGCTCGAACACCTGTGCCGACGTGCCGTCGGAGGTGAACGTCTCGACGAAGGTCTCGCCCTCGAAACACGGGATGCTGATCGCCGTCGAGGGACCGCTCACACCCGGCGCGAACGTCACCGCTCGGGCCGTCTCGAAGATGAGATTGTTCGGGCCTCGGAACTGGAAGCCCTGCGGGATCGTGACCGCGAACGGGACCGCGGTGTTGATGTAGACCTCGACGTCTACTCCCGACGAGACCGCTCCGCCCATCGGATAGCCGAGCTGGCGCGACAGCCGCGAGACGCTCTTCCTCGTCCGAGCGGTGACCATGAACGTGTCGGTCGCTCGTCGATCGAGGTAGAAGCTCAGCGTGTCGAGGCCGTAGGCGACGAGATCGAGGAGCATGATCCCGAGCCCTGCGACTGCGAAGTCGTTGAACTCGGCCGCGAACTGAACCTGCAACCGCGAACGCAGGTCGTCGCCGTGCGTATCGAAGTCCAGGCCGCTGTAAGTCGCTCTGTTGAGAGTCGTCGCCATGGGTCCTCACGGAGTCGGCAGAGCTACGGTCGTCGAGCCCAGGGTACGCGTCGAGATGATCACGTACTCGATCGTGCAGAGGACCTCCGACTCCTTCCGCTGCACCTTCACGTCCCGCAGGATGACCCGCGGCTCGAAGCGGCCGATGACAGTTTGCACTTCGGCCCGGATCACGTCGGCGAGCACCGTGTTGTTCTGCTCGAAGACGAAGCTGTAGACGTTCGACCCGACCTCCGGCCGCATGATGCGCTCACCACGGATCGTCAGCACCAGCTGCATGATCGTCTGCTTGATCAAATCCTCGTCCGTGCTCGCGCCCGGCAACGACGTCGGGCCGAGCCTGAACGGGAAGCTGATGCCGGTGAAGATCGCCATGGGCTTCCTAGAGTAGCGGAAAGAGGCTCCCCGGGGGAGTCACGAGCACCTGCGTCGTGACCGTACACGCGTGAAACGCAAGGGCAATCTGTCGAGCGGCAGCTTCGTCCGGAGGCGACGTGTTCTGGAACAGCGCACTGAGCGCGGGGATCAGCACCGGCTGCGGCGGCGTGGACACCGGGTTGCCGCTGAACAGCACCGGGGGCGTCGTCCAGAACTGGATGATCCCTTGGTAGAACGCTGCGGCCATCGACGCCGGGGTCGCAGAATCGGGCGCCTGGAAGCTCCGCAAGATTGCGACGCGCATCAGCTGCTTCTCGGTCCCGATCAGCGTTGCCGGGAACGCCGCAGCTGTAGCCGCGCGAGCGTAGTTCTCGTACGCGTCCGCCCATCCCTGCGCCGCATCCGCTGCACTGGTCGGCTTCGACCGCGCCATGCGGAGGAATCCTTGCGCGAGCACTTCGGGGATGAGCGCCATTACTTGATCTTCACCACGTTCGAGAGGACCTCGGCTTCGAGCACCGGCTCGATCGGAGGTCCACTCGGGCCCATCGCCGTCCCGTGCTTGTGCTGGAGGAACTTCTGGAGGAACTTGTTTCCGAGGATCGCCTTCTCCATCGCGTCGGCAGCACCCTCGAAGATGTGCTCCGACTTGAAGAGGATCCCGTTGCTATCTAGCACCACCTGGTTGCCGTTGGCGTCTTCGAGCGTGATCGATTCCGCCGTCGCATCGAACGTGCACTTCTGACCGGCAGCGTCGAGCATCTCGATCGTGCCGTCGTTCTTGAACTTGAACGAGGCGGCCTTGTCTCCGGGCCTCGCCGCAGATTTCGTGCGGTCGTTCTTCGCATCGTCGTCCGAAGCGGGCTTGTTCCAGTGCAGCTCGACGCGCTCGTCGCCGTCCTTGTCGCTGAAGATCAGCGCCTGACCCATGCGCGTCACGAACCCGCGGATGACCGGGTAGTCTCCGCCTCCGTAGCCCAGCTCTATCGGAACGTCGTTCGTGTTGCTCGGTGCTCCGTACCACCCGCCCCAATAGGTCTCAGGCCGGGAAGCTCGTCCCTGGGCGAACGAGACCATGACGGCATCTCCGACCTCAGGCGGCCAGAACTGCCCACGGCTCGCACCAGCGCCCTGCATCGAGGGCTTGATCCAGATGTCGGGAGCCTGCGCCTGCCCGACTCCAGGAACCCGAGCCTGGATCCTCCCGCGCTTGAGCGGGTCGTCGTTCCGCGTGACGACTCCTCGATAGACGCCGGGGTAAATCTGGAAGTATTCCAGACCCATCCGCGTGACGTGTTCGAGGAACTCCCGGACGTCCATCATGCACCCGACCTGATGAACTCGTCGAAGCCCTCCTCGCTGAGCGGATCGACAACGACTGCATCTTCGTCGGTCGTGGTCGGCGACGCGAGCCCAGCAGCTTCCGGACCGAAGGCCGACGCGCCCCCGAGCTGCGAACCGATGTTGCTCACGAGCGTGAGCCGCGTCGTGTAGCCG